TTACTTCTCCTACCCTTTTTGGTGTTATGGTTTCGGGAAAACTTGGAGGAACGGGTAACGAATTGGTTACAGCATATCAAATTTTTAGAGCGACTGAAACGCTTCCTAACAGGGAGATTCTTTTAGACGGAGTAAACAGAATACTATCTACTACAGGATACGATGCTATGGACTTATCCATTGTTGAAGAGCCAATTAACTTGGAGAGCATTAAAGGAGCTAACACAGAAGATATAAGCAATGGTTGATATAATATTCATTGACGATAACTACCTATACCAGAACTTTCCCCTTCCAAAGAGAATGGAAAGAAGTGCGTTGTTAGCGTTAATACAATTAGAGCAGTTTACTTCTATCCAAGATTTAATGGGTACTTGTTTATACGACCACATTGAAGCTAAGGTAGAGGCTCAGACATTAACTACTGAGGAACAGGGTTTGTTTAAGTTGGTGAAGTACAGCTTGGCTATGTACTCAGCTAAAGCTGCAATCTCTATACTTAGAACGGCTACTGCTATCACTAAAGCAGAGGAGCAGAAACAAGACCAATACATACTTGATACTATATCTACTACTATTGATAGTAAGATAGGTTATATCAATAAGCGTGTAACAAACTATATACTTAATAATGCGGCAATCAAAGCTATCGCTACTGCCGATGGTTGCGACAATGACTTGTTTAATGAAGAAGATACCTATCAAGGTAGTGTCTTCTATCCTCAAGACGGTATTACGGTAACGTACTGCGAAGACGGAAGTGTAAGCTACAATCCATAATGACACAGATAGACTTGAAAATACTTTTAATAAACAGCACTACCTTCTTAGTGTCTTTCTCTGAACTTGAGAACATCTTGAAAATAATACTACTCTTAGCATCTATAGGATACACAGCTCAAAGGTGGTATTATATGCACAAGGAAAAAAGTAACAAGAAAAAAAAGAACAAATAAAAAAAGGGGCCGAAGCCCCTTTCTATTTTACCTTACCTCTTTTATCTATAGTTCGTACAGCGAAGTAACCACCTATTACGGTTACGCTAACCATCTCCCATAGACCTATCCATCTTTCGCTTACGCTACTGATGCCTATCCCTTCAAAGAAAGTCATAAGCACCAGGAATATAATGATGGTAGCAAGTGTCAGTGGTCTAACATTCTTGCTTAACCAAGAGTCTGAAGAAAGGTCACTACTCCAACGAGATGATATCTCCTTTTCTATAGCTGCTCTTATCTCCTCTTTCTCTTCGGGTGTAGATACAAATCTATCTACCGCATTGGCCACCGCATCCACAGTCTCCTTCGCACTCCCTGCTAGTATCTTTTTTAGAATGCTCATAACTAACTACCACAACCTTCACAATCAGGGTTGTCAATAGAACAAGCTTTCTCGTTACCCTTGTCGTTTGTTAGTTCATCTACGAAGTCTGCAAAGCTATCTTCGTAACCAAAATCTGTGTCGTTCATCATCTCTTTTTATTGTTTATTAATATGTCCAGATAACGTCCTCTGCTTTAGAGGGATCATCATCTACGTGTATAAAATTATTAGCTACTCCTATTCTGTTAAAACCAGCATCTAATAAAGCAGACAAGATAAGAAACTTTTGCCTTGAGGTAGGTGCATAAATATCACAAGCTCTACCCACTGTATGACTACTGCTTGGTACACCGCCAACCTTGGCATTATGTTCGGGACTTCTGTACCCACTTGTAATCTTAAAACCACACCCGGCTACTTTCCTAGCATAAGCTATCTTGTTGAGAAAAGCTACATCCATATTCTCGTAACTCCCCTTAATGTCTGGAGAATCAAACTCGTTGTACTCAAAGTAAAGGTGGAAAGTTTTATTCAGATTCTTCATCATCTTCTTTGTTATGTTCTGGTTCGTCCCAATATAGGAATCGCCAATCGGTATTACAATTTACACTATTCATTAACTAACTTCCTGTATGTCAACTCAGCGATTAAGGCTGTATAGATGGCGTATAAGAGGTTTAAATCCATATAAGCATAAATCATAAGGCTGCACCAAAATGAGAGGCACAGAACGCAGTTAAATGGCTTAAACATTAAAAACCTTTCCATTACCCAGGCGTATGGCTCAAAGATAAACAAATAAGAGAATAAAAAACCTAATCCACTTACTAATACCCACTCGTTATAAATATCTATCATAAATTTTTACTTAAATAATCATCCTTTGTATAGCGAATCAGTCGCTTAACTTTAGTTCCGTCCTCAATAATAATCACATTACCTTTTATCTTCTGTCCGTAAATGTCCTTCCATTTCAATCCAGTTATCTTGTTATACATAGTTGTATATATCATAGTGATAATTAGATTAGCACCACTCTTACCCTCTACATAGTAATCTAGAAACTTAAGGCATACTCTCATAACAGCTTCGTCAATCAATGATTGTCGTAACTCCTTGTTCCCATTGGTAATGAAAGAATAGTTAGATATCTCATTAGCTCTTTCTAAAATGAATTTCCCTAGTATATTGGAAATCTCTCCATTTCTTTTAGAAGCAATAGACTCTCTCTCTATGATTTCTTTATTGTATTTCTGTTTCAACGTGGTCTACTATTCTAACTATTTCAAATAAGTAATCTGAAAGTTCTGAGGATGTGAGGTTGAGTTCATAACCCAAACGTACAAGTGTGACTTTATCTCCTTGTATGATAAGCTTTCGTATAGTCTCATATAACAGTATTATGAAATTAGCCTCTGATTGTGTAATTTCATCGTATGGTTGATCAATTTTCATAGGGTCTTATAGATGATGCTTTCACAGGATCAAGTTCTACAATCTTATCTATGAGTAAACCCTCTTTACGATAAGCATCTGCAATCTCTTGTTCTGTGGATTCTGTTCCTAAATTAGTAAACAAGGATGCCATCTCTTTTAAGATGTTATCTACTTGTGTTTTTAGCAATTTACAACTCTGGTATGTCTTCATTGTACTTTAAATTTCTTTGTATCCATATAGTTTTAACTCTACTCTGAAGATGTCTTTTGGTAAAGCTTCGTCAACTTTGATTGACAAGTGCTTAAAGTATTTTTTAGAATCGTCTTTAACCCAGTTACGGTGACGGAGGTAATCAGCCGTAAATTTGATAGCCAAAATACAATTATCAGTATCGTAGCGGGAATTATGGAAAACGTGAATATTAAAACTTTCAGCCCAAAATTCATCATAGTCTTTAAATGCTTCATCAAGTGCTGCAAAATATTCTTTTTTATGTTTAACTCTTATTGAGAAATGTCTACCTGAATAGTAAGCGTTTAAGCTTGGTGGTTTAGGCAGGTTTAATGTTATGTTATGCATACACCTTGGCTTTGCTTATATGCAGATACCCAACTTCTTTGTTAACGAACTGCCTTTGATTAAAGTGTGATGTCTTTGGCATACCTCTTGTCTCCCATATAGGTTCTGGCATTGTAGCTAGATTGAAGGCGTAGATACCTTGAGGTGTTTGTGATATATAGACAGGTATCGTAAGGTGTTTCTCTGCTCTGCGCAGTAGCTTGTCGTACTTAGCCTTCTCTATAAGAAGGTCATCGTAATGTTTGTTACGACATTTAAGTTCTATATCTGTGCTAGTAAACTCTGAATAACAATCGTAATGATTGTACTGTCCTTCAGACCACTCTAGGTCTTTAAGGTAATTGCTCTTTATGTGATTGAAGAGAGCGTCTTCGTTCTTTTTCCAGCTCATTCCTTGTTGCCTATGGCAATCTTTAATAGGATTAAGTATCCTATAAGGTCTTGGACTGTGTCTTCTGTAGCATCAGTTATTCCCCTGCTTTTTATGCGCATTAACTTGTCATCAAGCCTTGCACACAGACTATCTACGGGATCACCCTTTGAGAAGATACCTACGGGGTTAAGGGCTGAATCCCCATAGGCATCGTTCTTCTCAAGTAGCAAGTTTGTAACTTCCGTAGAAACTTTGATTATTAAATCTCTTGTTTCCATAAAACTAAGTTAGTCGTTATTGTCGAATAAATCAACCTCTAGTTTATAAATTTTATTAACAATTCCTTTCTGTATATATAACCTACCACTAGATGGGTTAAGGAATATATATCCCATACCTTCATCATACCCAGTGTAGTCTGATATATCTACCTTGTACAAGTGGTCGTTAATAGAGATGCTACCATTTCTTAGCACCTCTATCTTCTTAGCCGAAGCAACATTGTACTTCAAGTACGCTCTTATAAGTTCTGCAAATGCCTTCTTCCTATCAAGAATTAGGCTGTGGATATGCATATTGCTTTTGTCCTCTGTTGTCGTATTCATAGTATCTGTTTTTCATTTTATCATAGTATAGAGTGACCGATCCAAGCTTACCTACAATCTTAGGTTTTGCCTTGACCACTGTAATCTTAACTTGGTTAGGCTCGTATGGTACTCCGTTCTCATCTTCCAATCCATAAGGACATCTCCATACATTAAGCACCATCATACCTTTCCTGGACCACTGCATTCCCCCGGCAATATCGTTCATCGTAGGAACATCCACATATGGTATGCCATTCTTATACTTAGCTGTTTGGTATTTAGTATGCACTGTAACAATGCTATGGTAGTTCCTCTCAGCACTATGCTTACGAACCTTTGTCAACACTTGACCAATAGCTATATCATCTCTTACACCGCTAGAAACATCTGTGCGTATCTCAGTAAACGGATCAATCATACAGCCGTCTATCTTTAGGAAGTTGTCCTCTTCTATCTGCTCAACAGCAGTGTAGAATCCCTCAATGGATAAGTCTTGTAGACCGCTATCCACTAGGAAGAAGTGCTTACTGATAAACTCTACTGCCTTTTCCTTCTCTTCATCGGTTGCAGTTATGTGGTCGTTTATAAGGAATGGCTTACGCAAGTACACCCATAGCAGTTCAGCAAACACCTCAGTAGGTGACCCTGTTTCTGGCGAGTACACTGCCCATTTCCAACCACTATATTCTGCAAGGTTTACCATTACCTCAAATCCAAACTGCGACTTGCCTTGATGCGCTCCCGCATAGATATAAGTGGTACTACCTTTCTTCATTGAGTACTTGTCAAACAAGCTGCTGAAACCTGTCCAAGCACCCTTCTTAACTCCCTCAGTTCTTAATGTGTTTAGAGAGTCTTTAACATCCTCTACTTTGTAAATAAAATTTCTCATTGCCCTTAGTTTAAATTATTCTCCAAATTCCCTAACGTAATCCTTTTCCTTGTTAGCGAAACTCCTTGACATTTCCTTTCTTGATTTCTCTTCCTTGACAGTAAAGTCAAAAACCTTCTTGCTAGTAAGTCCGAAATGAGCCATCATCTTAGCCATCATCTCTGGACTTCTATTGATATGATCAATTGTCTTTGCCCTTGTTATAAATTGGTAGTCACGATAGTTGTTTATGTATCCGTTACCTCTCTTTATCTTCCAAGTTAACTTCACTTCAATATAGTAAAGCATTTGACCTTCTTCGTCATTCTGCATCACCTATATTATTTAATGTTCCGCAATCACATATGTGTAATTGATTCGCTCCTAATATTATTGGTATCTGCTTCTCGCATCCTCCACAAAAATAGTTCTGTTTCATATCTCTTCAGTGTTTAAAATTAAAAAGGGAGGTCAGCTTGTATTTAACCAAAAGTGTTTCCCTACAAGGGATTAATTTATAGTGAACCGCCTCCCTTTTATTATAAGGGACAAGACAAGCAGGATACTTCCCCAAGTAAAGATTAATATTATTAAACTAACCTACCTGCCTTGATCTCCCTTTAAGATAAAAGAAAAGGGGAGCGTTCAAATACCTACTCCTAAGTCCTTGCTCTTGCTCCCCTCTGTCTAAAGTTAAAGAAGGAGGGCAATGCCCCCCTACTGATAAGTCAATAAACAATAAAAATGTTAAAACGGTAAGTCATCAGTTTCGTTAACCGCTTGTGGTTTCTTAGCACCTGTGTACTCGCCTTGTAGTTGGATATATTTCCCACCATCACGCTTGTCTTTAATCTCTAGGTTTACCCATCCTTTCTCGTTCTTTGCATTGAGCAGTACCTCGAAATCTTGTGGGCCTAGAGCCACCTTTACAATTTCACCAAACTTAGTGGTGATTACGCTTGTCTTACCTACGAATGTTTTGTCGTTTGCCATAATAGTTGATTGTTAATTTAGTTACTGGTTAATAATTCTTTCAAGTGTTCGTACTGACCTTGCATAGTCATATACTTTTCAAACAAGACGTTTACTTTATTCTGTAAAGACTCATCAGAAGTCTCTTCATAATCACTGATAAAGTTAACGCTCTTTTGGTATGACCTACTATATCTTTTCTCTGACATCTTATTGTCGTGAGACTCAATATAAGTTGATACACCTTTTACATCTGTGTTTGTCAAACGTGATATCTCACGAAGTCCAAATCCACAGTAACTTAGAACGGAGCAAGTCAAGGCTCTTGCCATAACTATTTCCTTGTTCTTCTTAGAACCTAAGATGTCTACAATACTTACTCCTGTGACTGATGCACAAGCGTGTAAGCATACATTCTCATACTTGTTAAAGTTCGCCATATGTTACACTATAAGGGTTAAATGTTTGATTAAGAAACTTCTCTTCATAAATCTCTACAGACCTTTTAAATTCGTACTCTCCTCTTCCTAGGAATTGCTCACTAGCTTTGAAGATACCAACCTCGTAGGGAAACTCTTTCTCAATTACTAAAAAATAAAACTCATCAACTCCAAAGATTTGACTATAAACATATGCTTGTTGGTTGTATAGCATCCAGGTTGCAGACTTCTTAAAATCCTCTAGGGACTTAGCAGTAGTCTTTAAATCTACTAGATACTTAACATCACCTTTCTGTACAATAGCATCTGCCTTCCCCTTCATCCGTATCTTAGTAAAGGAATCTGTTATATGATCCATAGTCCCTGCGACCTCGGCCTTATAATCTTTTCCCATTAACTCTTCAACTTCCTTTAGGGCGTGTAGCTTATCGTTCATTCTGTGAACCAAATCATAATCCTTTTGAGGGAGTACAATCTTACTAGCATTCTCTGCCTTAAATTCCTTATAATCATTTCCTCTTCTAGTACCTTTCCATAGAACGGTATTGTCAATCTTTTCAAGAAACAAGGAGTGAAGGGCAGTACCTACATCAAAGAAAGAAAAGGATGGGTATTTCCATTTTCCTGTTTGCCATAAGTAAAACTTAGTTGGCGAAGTTCTCAATAGCTTTAATGCACTATTGGTCATATACTTCTTGTCAGCGTAGTACGCCTCATCATCCTGGAATCTCTCTAAGTCTGTCATTCTAAAAAGTCTTCTAGCTTATATATTAAATCTGCTACCTTATGTCTGTCCATTGTCATAACATAAACGGTTTCTCCGTACAATCTTTGGAAGATTCTAACCTCATCCATTCCTTCTAACTGCTCGAAGTCTAAACAGAATCCTTCTTCGTTAGTCATAGTGAGAGTCTTCATCTCCTTGCCGATATAATCTTCAGGATTAAAGTCCACTAAGCCCCAAGGATTTGCTTACGAACATCATCAGATACAACGTACTTTATTAACGCCTTCTCTACTACATCTATCTTACCATCAGCTACTGCCTTAATCATATTTTCCATAATATCATTAGTCATTTCTTTAAACTCTGGCTTGATAGCCTCTGTACTCTTACTTGGAGTAGGAGAGTTCTGCTTTGCGATAGCGATGTTGACCTCATTAGAACTTGCAATAGAAGTATCAATACCGATCCCAAGATTGGCTAACGCTCTACCCCACGCACTTGTCTCACAATTCTCTACATAACTTGTTTTGTTAATGTAAGATGAAGACTTGTCCTCTTGGGCAAAACCTGATGCTACAATTACACCTTCTGCATTAGTGATTGTTGCCTTAATAACACACGCATCATCCGTTAGATTTACGAGGTCTGTTGACAATCCCCATCCAGCATAGTCAGGTGAAGTGCGAAAGTATTTGATTCTCTCGTTGACCTCAACATACGCTTTGCCCTTGATGTTTGTTGTCTTGAATTTGTAGTTACTCATAATAATTATGATTTAATTAAACTTGCTTTATACGAAGATACATCATTAAAACCTTCCTCCTCATATTCAGATGCCTTATCTGTTAACACGTTATGCACATCTTCTCTTGATAGCCCACAATACTTTATCATATCGTTTAGATTCTTAGTGAACCTTGATTTCTCAATAGCATCTATACCAAACAACTCTATGAACACTTCTGTCCATATGTCTAGGTATCCCATAGTCTGAGGATCTTCTATGTCTATCATATCTTTGATGGTATTCTCAGCATAGATTATCGTAGCGTGGTTCATATCAGCTAACCATCCAATGTTCTGATACTTCATCTTAAACTTAGTTCTAAGAATAAAGAAAAGCGATTGTCTTGATACGACTACGTTCTTCTTCCTGCTCTTTTCGCTTGGATTCACGCCACTTACGGAGTAGAATCTCTGATTCAGCTCTTCGTATTTCATCTTCGTTACATTCCCTAATCTGTGTTGATTTACTTGCATCTTCTTCTTCTTTTATTAGATTTTTAAACTTTGTCTGTACTCTTCCTTTAGCATTGATAACCTCTCTGAAGGTTATATCATTCCTCTGTGCTATCTCTTTAAACTCATATCCTTCCATAAGTCCCTTTAGAACCACTTTCTCCACTTTAGTTAGGTTAGCTATATCTTCTTCATAGAAAGTCTCGTAGCCACCACTCTCTGTGTCTGTAGATATCAATGCCTTTTCATACCTATGTGAATTGTCATCAGATTCTGCGTTAGTAATTAAGCTGGATTCATTTATAGTCTCCACCCTCTTCTTGTCTTTGTGATGGGGATACGCTGATAAGATACCATATCGAATAGAACTCATCACCATTCCTATCATCTCACCCTCTGATTCAAACTCATCTCCGTTCTTCTTTAGATATCTAGTTACGTTCACGAAAGAGTAATACCTCGCGGCATCTACTACATCATTGTTCTGAAAGCTGTAACCATACCTCTTTGCTACAAAGTGTATGAGTCTGTTGTTGTAAGGGAAAAACTTCCTTAATCTTCTTTCTGTTAATTTCATTGGCTATTATAATATATATTAATATAATAATAATAAATAATAATAATATAATAAATTTATACTATTATAATAAAGGGTGTTTTATTCAAAGAGTATTTGGAACTAATACTTCTAAACACAAATCATTAGGTATCTTACTACGTTCATAATTTCCTTTTAATCCTTGAGTACCTGTTGAAGAACCCCTTGGAGCAGAAACGTGACAAGGCATTCCGTTCTTGCACATTGCTCTTGGATTCCAGTGTATATTGTTTGTCCAAATATCTGTAGGCTTCATCCTAGAGTCTCCGTACTGACAATATGTAACTGTTCGTCTAAAGATGTCAAGCATAAAATCCATCTTACGTAACATACCTCTTGGATTCTCAATGTAGTAATACAATCTTGGGTTGTGCCAAATGTAGTGTTGAATAATCTCTAAGGTCTTCTTCACTATATCCATACCTTTAATCGCATTCGCTGTCTTGGGAGTTCTGTCTTTGTTCCAATGCCTACCTATACTCGCAACACTAAAGCTAGTGCAAGGTGGTGATGCCCATATTATGTCGGGGATAAAAGGGATCTTTAAGTAATCAAAATCCATAATATCTGTAACATAATCTATTCCTTCAAAGTCTTCTATGTCCACTGAGAATACTTCGTAACCTAATGACTCAGCTGCCTTACCAATGGAACGGCTACCCGCAAATAATTCTAATACTTTCATAATTTATTTGTTTTAAAAAATTGCCCTATATATGTTTCCACTTTTGTACTACATCTGACATTCCAATACCCACTGCTCATACCAATAGGTATCATCGTGATGCTCTGATTGTATGTCGTTATCTGTTCTTCTTAAATGCATTTTTTCCATCGAATATAAGTGTAAAAATTCCTATTGTAATAATCCA